TTTGTTTGCTCTTTTACTACCATTAAAATCTTTAAGTGGAGCAGCGTATCTTTTAACTTCTGCACGACCTGCAGTATCTGGCTTGTAATTCTTTGGAGCTAATGATGGTTTATTGGCAGCCTTGAGACCACGTGCGTTTGCACGTGCAGCAGATCCAACTTTTGATGCAGCCTTAACAGCCATTGATGCTGCTTTAACTCCACGACCTGCTGGGGTAACTGATGCCGCAATAAGAGCTGCTTTGCCTAGGCGTTTAACGCCAGCCTTTGTAACTTTAATAGGATTGTTTCCACCAGCACGAGCCTTGGCTTGTGCTTTCTGTTGTGCGGTTGGTTTCTTTGCTGCAGCCATTACTTCTTACCTGACTTCTTAACAGTTGTCTTCTTTGCTGATACTTTAGGTGCTTGCTTCTTTGGAGCACCAGTACTTACGCCAGTATTTGCTTTAATCATTGCTGCTGTTTTACGTGCTTTTGACACTGGTGACTTAGGACCAGCAATAAAGTCTGCACGTCTAGCAGTACGACCAGTATCATTGATACGTCGTGTCTGCATTAATTTAGCAGCACGCTCTTCAGTTTTAGTAAGGTACAACCCACCAATTTTATCTCCAACGGTAATATCTTTACCACCGCGACTATTTTTGCGAACTAATTTTCTAGTTTCATAAGTTGTTCCACCAGCGTATTTGTTAGTTTCTTCTGCACGATTACGCGCTTTACGTGCTTTATCTGCTGTTGAATCTGCCACAGTTGTCTCCTTATTAGATGAACGTTTTGTTTTGCTCTGCGAATAGTTCATCTAGGTTGACAACTGTTCGCTTGCCTATCTCGTGACGAGAGAGGAATGGGTTTGCTAGATGATGCTTTGAGTACTTGCCGTAGTTGAGCATCTCACGGGCGCGGATTTCACAGAACCAAAGCGCCATTACTAAGTCAGTCTTACCCTTAGTAGTCGGAGACCAGGTAATCAATTGCTCAATTAGAGCCTTGACATTCTCAGTCTGATCTGAAGGTAAGTGAATAAGATTATCTCGATGGTGCTTGCCATCGTGTTGCTTGGTACCGAAGAGGCTTGCCATAGATGCAACACCGAATCCAGCATCCCATTTGTTCTGGCCGGTATGGTGTTCTTTGAATTGAACGCCACGTGTTGCTAGGTGCTGACGGATACCTTCATCTTGCGTAAGGAAGGACTGGAAAGCATTCTTCTCTACTATCCACTCACTCGGTGAGTAGATAGAAGTCCAGTCAAATATTAAGTTACGGATTGCAGCAGGTGATGGACGAGTAATCTTGATAGCATCTACGATGTATCTCTTATTCGTACTGCGGTCTACTGCGTAGCAGATAGCTGCGGTATCACCAATCATTGCAGGGTCTAGCCCACAGATAATACTAAAGCCGTTAAGGTCTCGCGGATGTCCTGGGTGACCTGCGGTTAACGGACCCGACTTACGCATTCCATCAATCGAACCACGAACACATACAGGGTCAAAAGCAGAGTCATCTGATATATCCTGTTGTTGGTAGATCAATGCCCACGTTGAGGCATCCATTGATTGACGTTCATTAAATAAGTTGCGGCCTGACCAGCGTGGGTATAATCCAGTAACTTCATCCTTATCGGATTCATCCTGTCCATCGAAGGGTGCATCTGATGCAGGCCACAAAGTCTCCCACTTGTCGGGGTTCTCATCAGCCGTTAAAAGCGCTGGCATTGCTAGATAGGTCCACGGTACTAGACCGCCTGGGTATCTATCTTCGTTGCGAAGTTCTTTGTATAAATCTACTGAGGCTACACGGGTACCGATAATAATTAACTTACCCGTTGGGTTAAGGCGGGACCGCACGTCCTGCGTTAACCACTTAATCTGTCGCTCAAAGTCATTGGCGTTACTTAAAGTAACAGCGTCATCTACAATAATCATATCGGCACGCTTGCCGTAAATCTGACCGCCGATACCGACGGCTTCAATGTTCGGATCCTTTTCACCTGACTCACGGAGTTCATCTCCGAAGGTGATACGGGTTGCCTGCCACGAAGCTGACTTAGAGTTAAAGCCGACACCAGCGGCGTAAGCCTGTTGGAGTTGCTCATACATCGGGTGAGTCAATCTCTGTTTAATAGCGTAGAGAAAGTCTGCCGCAAGTCGCTGAGTCTGGGAAACAATCAAGACTCTAAAGTTCGGGTTCTGAGCTACCATCCACGTTACGTAGTCCACGGTTATTGTCATAGACTTGGCGTGGTTTGGCGGGATGTTAATCAGGATGCGGTTATTGGCAACGCCTGGCTCATACTTCATAGAAGGATGTAACCAACTAGGCTGCCTGCCCTCGATGACATCTACGATGTTCTTCTGATGGGCGAAAGTCTTGGAGTGCAGAAAGCGCTCACGGAATTCTTCAAAGCTGATATCGTGGACATCGCCTGAGGCAAAGGACTTGTCCTTCAGGCCGAGACGTGTACGATCAATTTTATCTGTAAATACTTTGTCGGTACGACGGTAGTACTCATACGTCTTCATAGACTTACCGGCTGAGGTGCAGGCTTGCTCTATGGTCATACCCTCTGCTACACAGCCAAGGATAATTCTCTTGGCAATGTCGGCGGAATTCTCTGCCACGTATATCTCCTCAAAGCGCCGGATGGCGCGGAATGCCTTCTTCGTTTATACCGGCTTGAGGATATTTTTAATAAAATACCGGTTCAGGAATTTGATAGAACTATCCCAACTAAAACCTGCGACTGCAGGTACTGGTCGGGCTTAGCGCCCGAACGAGCCACAGCGAAGTGAGGGGTAAGTCAGCGCTCGTCCTTAGGGGACTCGCGGAGCGGTAGCGTAGCGCACCATTCGGGGCTTCCCCTGCTTACAGCCCCTACTATATAGAAGGCAGGAAATTTAACTCATTTCCCGCGTTGGTAAAAAATATTTTATAATTGTGTCACACATCACAGGTTTTTAATAGCTGACCTGCGGTTTTACTAGATCCCACTTTCACTTTAGGAAATATATTTATTTGGGGAGTATAGTAAAGGACGCGGGCGAAATCAACAACCCCGTGTCGGTTTTTTGCCCTGCCACGTGTTGCCCTGCCCTGCCCTGTTGCGCGGTTGGCTAGAAAAAACAGGAGGGCTTACTACCCCTACGGCACACTATCCCCGATCTCGCCCCGATTAAGTAACGCTCTAATAGATAAGCGATAGCCGGTGACCCGTGACCCGATAGCCCTAACCCTCACAGCTCTAGCCCTATCTCCTGGCTCTAACCTGGCGATCTCTTAGCTCTTGCCGCTATCGAATAACCTAGCAACTACCCCGCGACACGGTAGAAAAATAAATTCCAAATGGTATTGACACGCCTACCCTGTACGGTATAGTCGGGCATAGAGATAGCATAAAGCTATCGCCTACCGATAAGGATAAAGTAATGGACACACAGACACAGACAGCAACACCCCGCGCTTGGGTTGGTTGCTTAGGTTGCTATAACGGCGGGATGTTAAACGGCATATGGTTGGAGGGATTAGAGGCAACCACCTACGGCGAACACCTTAAGAGCTATAAGAAAAACGGCGTTACCTTTTGCGCTTTATGCCATAGCGATGAATTTTGGGTATTCGATCACGAGAATTTTGGCGGTCTTTTAACGGGAGAGTGCAACCCGCAAGAGGCGCAAGAGATAGCGGAGAAAATAGACAGTGTGCCAGAATATGATCGGGAGGCTTTTCTAGAGTATTGCGAACACGTAGGAGGGTCTCCCGATTTTTCTAACTATGAGGATGCCTATATGGGACACTATGACAGCGCGGAAGATTTCGCTCAAGAGCTGTTAGAGAGTACCGGACAGCTAGACAGTAACTCTATCCTCTCCCGATATTTTGATCTTGAGGCATATACGAGAGATCTATTCTATGATTATTTTATGACAGACAGTGGACACGTATTTTCTAACTATTAAGAGAGGAGGGCAGAAAATGAGACTTACACGGCGCGGGCGTATTGTGCGGGCGGTTGCTATCCTGGCGGGGATAGCTCTCCTGTATTGGATAACAGCTAACCTATGGTGGACAGGGACAGGGTACTGTTTTGGATCGATGACACACTGTACGCTCTAGGGACGTACTGTAGGGCTTAGGTCTAACGGTCTAAGTCTTACGGTCTGCCACTAGGGGCAGAATTAGAGAATAGAGGGCAAGATATGAGCGCAAGATCTAAGATACATATTCGACTACGCGAGAGCGTAACGGGTGAGATAGTAGGAGAGTGCGAGCTAACACCGGCGAGAGCGCGGGCAATAATTAAAGCCTACGCCCTGGCGGGTCTAATAGTAGAGGAGGAGGCGGCGTAATGGATAAAGCATTAGAGGCACTTATCGCGGCGGGTATAGTTAAGATCATCCCTGTAGGATATGAGAATACGCGAGAGGGAGAGGGCGGGGATAATGCCTAAGTACAAGACACCTAATTACATCCGCCCGTGTGATAAATGCGGACAGGGCAAGGGATACCATAGTGAGAGCGTAGATTATCGCCTATGCGATAGCTGTTTTAAGGATAAATGCGACGTACAATTAGCGCAACACATAACGGGAGGGGAGAATAATGCCTAGTTTTGCCGATAAACAGGAGACTATTGCAAGAATACAAGAGGGATACCATTACTACGATTACACTTATGAGAGATTTTCTAACGGTAATTGTGAGATTTTGGTATATCCAATAGCCGGTGTCATAGATAGATTTAACGTTATACAATGCGAGGGCGCGCCTATGCGCTATAAATTCGATCATCTAGGGAGGGCAATATAATGCAAGAGATACAGTCACCGATAATTCTAGAGTGGCAAGAGGGCGCACACGCGAGAGTGAGCGTACCCTTTTGGCACACTTACGGAGGGCAATACTACGCTTTCAAGGTAGATAATATCTATATCGCGGGCAAGAGAGCTTTCGGGCGAGAGTACGATTTTGATGAGATCTTTACATCGCTAGATGACGCTAAGAATTATTGCCAGGGATATGAGAGTGCTAAGCTCATAATTGTGGCTAGTTGAGGTATAGTACGGGATAGTTGATACGCCACCCGCGCTTACTCTCTCCTCTCGGTAGGGGGAGAGAGTGAGGGCGAGAGGTAGATCACCTCATAAGCAAGAGAAAGAGGGCAAGAGTATGGCTAGAAAGAAAGTGTTACCTACGTGTAAGAGCTGCGGATCTAATGACGCTTTATACGTCACTTTACGCAATGGAGAGAGACTGCCTAGCTACGTAATGAAAATAGCAGACGGCATTTATTGTAACGCTTGCGCGGGAGAGGGTAAGTAATGGACAAGTGTAAAGAGGATAAGTGTGTTAATGAGGTAGATGTATTTTACTATTGTGATGATCACTTTAAGATAGAGGGAGAGGGCTAATGGAATACGATTACAGGGTTACTTTCATAACCGATTACCTTACCATTAACACTCACGTAAGCCTTAATCTAGACGATACTATCGGTAACTGTAGTGATGAGGCGAATGAGCAAGCCCGTATTAACGGTCTAAATAATATCGTAGATGAGCTAGGACACTTTGACGAGACACTTATTAACGATATAACCGTGACTCTATTGTTAGAAGATGAGGAGATAGAACTATGAGCTACGAGCCACCACTAGATGATCCTATTGCTACTGGCGCGGTAATTACAGGGTTAAGTGAACACTATGGCTACCAGTGTGAGATGTGCGGTAGCGACTGGGTTAGGTATGAACACTTAGACGGGAAAGATTGCGAGGAGGACTGCGAAGATCCGTGTCTAATTCGCTGCTGCAACGAGGAAGAGTGCGCGGGCGCTGCAACTTATATTGACCCCGATAATGTAAACGAAAGCTACGACACACTAGAGGAGATGTACAATGACTGAACCAACGAAAGAATACTGGCAAGCTAAAGCGCAATTATGCGAGAGAGTTGCTATGGATCAACTATTAAATGCGGATAGCGCCGGAGCTATGCGTAACCTAGAGCGTATGGTATATGCACTTAGCCGTGTAGGTATCGAGAATAAGAGAGAGGCAGAAGGCAATGAGTAAGTGTGAACAATGCAACATAGATATACCCAAAGAACAACTAAGTGGCTTAGGTACTTGCCCTAAGTGCGTGGGAGAGTGGATTAAAAGATATAAAAGTATGCACGATAGACGATACGGAAAGAGAGTGAAAGTATGAGTGAAGTAATAGCCTTTCACCCAAAAGTATCACCCCTATTCACCTTCTATGAGGTGGTAGAGGGAGAGGGCGAGACCGTATGGGGCGGCAACGACCCGATAGAGGCAGTCCAATGGCTACGCCGTAGCCCTATCAACTCACGCCTACTGGTATCAGGGTGGGACGCAGAGGACGAGGACGCTATGCTCGTCGGGCAACCTATAGACATCACAAAGATTGTATTCGCTACGCTGGCAGGTGTTCTATGATACTGGGAATCATAGCCGTAATGGTACTCTTTTACCTGGTTTTAGTGGTGGGGGATAAACTCAATGGAGAATAGAAAGGTCAGCGCAGCTCAATCAATTTCGTATCGTAACTACAGGAGAGCGAGAGACCGTGCTTTGGTACGACTCTCTCACCAATATCCAGAGATTTATAAAGAGTATCTGGAGGAGGAGAAAGAGTTTGATGAAGAGCAAGGTGTTAAGTGGTTTGCTATTGATGATAGCACTTACGTTACTGTGGGTGTTCGCACCCGAACCGGTACATCGGGTAGTGGAACTACCAAAGGATCTAGTCGTAGTCGGAAGACACGCGACAATGGAGGAGAAGCGTGAGAACAAGGCACTTATCGTTAGTTACTCACGAGCACTCGGATACAGTAAGAGGGAGAGAGCCTGTCTTATCACCTTATGGACCCGTGAGAGCAGGCTTGACCATCTCGCAGACAACCCAAAGTCAACAGCTTTCGGAATTGCTCAACTCCTTAGAGAGCGTAGTCGAGAGCCTGAATTACAAGTCCTTCACGGCTTACGATATCTTGAACACCGCTATCGAGGAAGTGCGTGCCGCGCTCTTGCCCACTCAGACAGACGAGGCTGGTACTGATTAGTGTTAGTATTTGATTTCTTTTCCGGGACTGGAAGCTCGACTCAAGCCTTTAAGGATAAGGGTCATACAGTCATAAAGGTTGAGTTAGATGAATACTTTGAAGCTGATGAGCGAGATGTTTTACAACTTACTGCTGATTATTTAATTGGCAAGTATGGAAAACCAGACTTTATTTGGGCTTCTCCTCCTTGTACATCTTTCAGTGTTGCTTCTATTGGACATCATTGGGCACAGGGTGGAAAGAATCCTATACCTAAAACAGAATCAGCTAGATTAAGCCAGGAATTAGTAGCCCATACTAAAGATCTAATAGCTAAACTTAATCCTACATACGGTTATCTTATTGAGAATCCTAGAGGAATGCTTCGCAAACTACCGGTGGTGGCAGACCTACCTAGAACTACAGTTACATACTGCCAGTATGGTGATAGTCGTATGAAACCTACAGATTTATGGGGATATGTTCGTAATTGGGTAGCCAAACCAGCCTGTAAAAATGGTATGCCTTGCCACGAAGCAGCACCTCGTGGTGCTAGGACTGGGACTCAAGGACTAAATGGCGCGAAAGATAGGTCAAGAGTGCCATATGATTTAAGTGTTGAAATACTCTCAGCTATCGAAAGTATCTGATACACTTATCTAGCCTCTCCGTTCCGAGAAGTAAAGCCACACTGTTACTTGCCTTCCAGTGTGGCTTTACTTTTTCTTAATCCAATACTGAGTGTTAGCTACAACTAAATCAAACTCATCTCTATGGCGTTCAGCAAAGAGGAGGATGCCAGCTTTAGGCGATTGAGAGGGAGGCAAGTCAGCGCCCCACGTGAGATCATCGAATGCCATAATGCCACCGGACTTTAGCAGCGGCCACGATAATTCAGCATCGAGCAATACACCTACTGTTGTATGGTCTGCGTCAATATAAATGAAATCGTATTGACTCTTGTTAGCCCACTCATCTACAAGAAAGTTAGTTGTGTTTCTCTGAACAATAGTTATGTTGTGCTTATGTGCAATCTTCTTCTTATACGTAGTAAAGACATCATCAAAGTCCATAGACTTATGCTCATCTTCATCGCTACCTTTCCACGTATCAACATCAGTAAGGCGTGAGCCTTGACCAGTGAGTATGTTCTCCAGCAACCACACACTTGCATCCCCTGTAAAGGCACCGAGCTGAAGATACTTCAGGTTAGGCAAACCGGTATCTTGTATCAGATACGTAGCGAAGTTATCTATTGCACTCTTAGCAAACCAATTAGGATACTCAGCCACGTTAACCTCCGGTAGAGTAGAAACCAGGTGCGTTAAACTTGATACCACCTACGCCATAGACACGATCCATAGGTGTATGGCAGTCAAAGCAGATAGGTGCGTTAGCCTCAGCGTGGATGCTACGTTCGATAGTGAGTTCACTCTTACAGGTATCACACTTATAGTCATACATCATAACTTGATAGCCTCACTAATCTCCAAGTAACCAACAACCTTTGGTACCTTAGCCTTGTTCTCAAAGTCAGTAGTAGCTGGCATTAGATGTGTTACCCACTCTGGCTCTGGTATCTCATTAATATCAAAGGAGTAGATACCTAGTGGCGTAGAGTTAATGTAGAACG